TTAGCATAAATGTTTGATTTTATAGTTTTTAGTTGCACAAAATGTCGAGAAAAACCGCTCACAAATAAACGTGTGCATCGGATAATATTCAACGCCAGTGATTGCCTTTATTTTTTCGGCTGAAAATCGCCCCCACTTGTATTTAGTGTCAGTGTATAATCTATTTTGTAGCCATTTATCTTCGCTCTGAGACATTATATCCATCAAAGGGATTAACCATGTGCAAACAAACTCTTCGTATAACTCAGAGCGTGAAACGTGGGCGTTTTGGTAAATGGTCGGAGTGTTTAATCGGTCTATTTTTAGGCCATTGAATTGATTAAAGATATATTGAGCCGTTTCAATTATTCCAGAATGCCAATTCTCAGCAACTCGCCACACATTTGGTTGCGTGTGCAAGCGATAAAATGTATAAATGTCAAAATCTTTGACGTCTGTCTCTAAGTTTTTAAGCCAATATGAGTTTTTTGATTCAAATTGCCATGAGAAAACGCCAAAGTATTCGGCCTCTTTATGCTTTCCCTGCTCAATTAGTTCCCGAATGATGTGATTTTCAAATGCAGGCTGAAACGCTTTGCCCTCATAAATAGAATTGTCATAGCCAATTGCGTTTGGACTGACATACTTCTTTGTTTTGTCATCAAAGTATATTTGATAAATTACTGATTTTGCAGCCATCTGTATGCTCTTTTATAACACGACCCACATCCAGTCGATAATCTATTTCCAGTTTGTCTTTTGTACATGTCAAATATTAAATTCCAGACGATGTCCTTTCTGCTCATTGCTTGTCCGCCTTGCGCACTCACATAAATTTTGATTTCTGGTATTGTCATAAGGCAAATATAGTAAAAAATCACAAAAAGAAGAGAGGCGACATGGTTTCCCAAATCGCCTCTCTAAACATTTTTGTTTAAAACTAATTAAGCAATTTTGCTCTCTAAATAAGCCTTTGTTGCTTGGTAGCTTGTTACAAAGAAATCTGGTGCCAATTCTGACTCGCCACCCATTGGTTGCGATAAAGTGATATTGAACGCATTGTCATCGCCAATCAAAATTCCAGTCGCTTTTGTAAGCGCAGTGATTTCTAATCCTGCTGACATTCCATACAATTCAAATGTACCATTTGTCTTTTCAACTACAACGAATAAATCGTCAATCAATTTTAAATTATCCCAAACATTTTTAGCGTCTTGAGTTTGTTGCTGAAATTTACCAGTAATCGTTTGAGTAAACGATTTGATATTGTTTTCGCCAGTTACTAATTCTTGACTTGCACCTGCGCTTTTTGTTTTTGCGCAGAACTTGTAAAGATAGTTGTATGGTTGTAAACCTATTGCAGTAACAACGTTCTCGCTATCTGTCGTGAATCCACTATCGGTCAAATCCGATAGTGAACCCACGTAAATGTTTTTGGCTTTTATTCCGCCTACCGACTGCAAATCTTCGCAAGTCGCACAAGCTAATCCACTAACTATTCCACATGGCATGATATTGTCTCCTTTTTTTTTAAGTTAAAATTATGATAATGCAATAACTGATAAATCGCCATAGATGTATTGAGTTCCCATTTTGAACTCAGCATCGATGTAATTCATTTTGTCTCTTTTATCATAAAAGAAATCTAATGTGTTTGTGTCAGAAATTGCATCTGTACCAATCACTAAATTCTCTCTGTATGTGTAAACCGCTCTGTGTTTGCTATTCAAGTTGTTAGCATTGATTACTTGAGACCAACGTGATTTCTTGTAAACTGGAATGCCTCTGAACATTAACATTCTTGCACCTGCTTCAACCATGTCCCATGATTTATCGCCACAACAAGCATCCTCACGACAAGTCAAATAATTGTCATATAACTCTCTGGTTAATGCAAAATATTTGTCGCCCTCTGGCATTTGGTCTAAGATGTCTGGTGCAATTTCGTACATTGAACGTAATGTATCTAATGCAGTGCAATCGCCTAAAGTTGTTGCAATTTTAACTCTTTCAACATCATAAGCATTTGCACCTGCAATTAAGCGAGTCCAGATACCAGTACATGAAGCTAAAGTGTCATTTGTTGAGTTCTCATCGCCAAACCATGCAATATCGTAAACGTCTAAACGCACTGCGTTTGTTACTTTCTCGATAATGTAGTTTTCTACAATAGTTCCCTCTAAGTTTTGAGCCTCGTTACCAGTTCTCAAAAACTCTTCCATGAAAGTGTTTTTCAAGTTCTTAGCACACTGGTCTAAGTTAACTTTCAAATCACAAACCTCAATAAATTTCTCAGTGATGTCAACTACATCGCCTGCATTGTCACGACCGCAACCAACCGATGGACGTACTACGCCAGATAAAATTGTGTCTAATGCTAATTGTCTTTTTGATTTAATATCTAAAATGATACGAAATTCGTTTTGTAACTCTGGAGTTAAAAACGTTGGTTTTATTAAAACCTCGTTAGCTTGTTGCCCTGCCCAACTAACGTTAATGTCTAATACATCTGCCATTTTCTTGTTGTTTTATTTTTTGTTTAATTAATATTGTTTTTTAATGTTTTCTGCAACGATGTCAAATGGCGATTTTTTAACCTCTGACTTTGCTGCTGCTGCGTTTACTACTTTAGTCTCAGCCGTTTCAACTAATGACTTTAACGCTTTGAACTCTTTGTCCATTTTCGCTTTGAATGCTGCACTTGCAGTTTCAATTGTTGCTTTCTCAGCTTTCAATGCAGTGATTTCAGCATTTAACGACTCAACTTGAGCGGTTAAAACTTCTGTTTCATTTACTGCCTCTTCTGCTTCAACTTCAACCTCACGAATCTCAACGATTACGCCTGCTGCGTCAACTAAAATGATTTTGCCAGTTGCTAAAGCATGCTCGCCCTCTGGTGCAAAAGTTGTCATGGTTTCGTCTGTGTAAACTGGTTTCCCAACTTCCAACTCGCCGTCTCCATATAAAATTGTAATTCCGTCTGCCAATGGCTCAACGAAATTTGTTGGCTCTGTGCCAGTCAATGCCTCTTCAATAGCCTTGAAAGCAGAGGCAATTTTGTTTTTGAAATTTGTATCCATTTTTATTTTATCGTTAAATTTTCCGAATGCTGCAATTGGCATCCTTACCGCATCCACGAATCCAAGTTCTTTTGCTTGTTGTGGTGTCATGTAAGTTGTTTTGTCCATCATTGACATGATGTCCTCAATTGATTTGTTTGTTTTTTTAGCGTAATTCTGTGCAAGGATTGTGTCGATTTGCGACAATGCCTCAGCCGTTGACTTAATTTCGTTTGCAGTTCCCTGCGCTCCGCCACTTGCATTGTGAATCATATATTGAGCCGTTTCGCTCATTTCCACATAAGATGCCGCAGATGCAATTAGAGTTGCAATTGAGCCACAAAAACCATGAATGTATGCCGTAATTTTTAGACCTGCGTCCTGCAAGTCGTTGTAAATAGAAAAACCCTCGTAAACGCTTCCGCCACGTGAGTTAATTATCAATTTGATTTCTTTTGACCCTTGTGATTGTGCCTTTGAAATTTCAGACCTAACGTAATCGGCCGAGAGTTCGCCCTTGTCAGTTCCGATGTCCTTATTGATTAGCAAATTATAAATTTCCATGTTAACAAAGTTAGCGGAAATACAAATGTGCTTTTTGTAAAGATTTTACAATTATATTTTTTTTACAATATAGATGACCGAATGAATACTTTTGCAGTATTTCTCTGCTAAGTCTGCATATATAATCATTTTGCTTTTTTTGTTTTTAAACACTTGCTCTTCATATTCGCAACGAATTAAATATCGCTCCATGTCGCCAGTTGTTAGCGCACATTTCTCGGCTAAATGATAGGCCACATTATTGCAATCGCCAAAAGTGGTGTCAATTCTGGTGTAAAATTCACGTTCAATGTTCATTTGCCTTGTCCTTTATATTTTTTTGGTTGAAATTTTTTTGCTTTTGCTGCTCTGCCAGTTTTTCGTTTACCGAAATTTACTTTTATTTTCTGCGCCGTTGCTTTTGCCTTTGCCATTATAGTGATGTCGTTGTTTCTATGACTCTAAGTCTGTTTTGAACTTCTGTTATTTCGGTTGCACTAACAACAAGTTGTAAGCCTCTCAATGCCTCTGCCATGTTTATGCTGCTATCAATCGCTGCGTCTGGTGTTACCATTCCGCCGTTAGCAAATCCAGGGACTCCAATGCGTTTAAATGTATTTGAGCCACCCAAAGCGCTCTGTTGTCTTTGATTTAATATAACCTCGCCAGTCTTAATTGTTGCTAACATATTGTCGCCATTTTTTCTGCGAATAGGCATTCCCATTCCTGCGGAAATTCTGGTTCCAGATAAACCGCCACTTGCAAACCCCTCAATCAATCCGCCCTCTGCAAATTGTGGGACTTCTACGGCTCTAATCTCTCGCACTCTTTGGTAACCTTGCAACAAAGCAATTCCCGCATTTATAGGCGCTAAAATTGAGCCAATAAATGGAATCTTTGATGTTGACTCGTAAATGTTTTGAGCGGATGTAAGCGTGCTAATAATTGTTGAGGCAATTGCCAACGCTTTCCCCGCTTTTGTATTTTCTCCTAATAATTTAGATAAGGCCATAAATGATTGACCAACCGCATTTATGGCCTCGATTCTTGCTTTTCCAGTTGCTTTCTCAATTGAAACAATTGCAGCGTTATTTTTAGCAATTTCAAGTTTCTTTTGCTCTTCAGTTTTAGTTGTATCTGCTAAGATTAAAGCATTTTTATTTTGCAAAATAGCAATTTCGGCTGCGCTTTGTTCTTGTAATGTTGTTGCCTCAAATTGTGCAAGTTCCAATTCGTATTGCAGTTTTTGCTCGTCTAATTGTTTTTGCTCCTCATCATTTGCAATCTTATTGTCAGTAACCAAATTTTGATTAGCAATTTTTAGCGCAGTGATTTGGTCGTCATAAGCGCCAGTGATTCCATTGTATTGCTCGAGACGTGCAATTTCATCGTTGTTCTTATCTATCTGCGATTGCTTTAAAGCATCATCATATTGCTTTCTTGTTTTTAATCCATTTGCAAACTCTTCTTTTAAATTAGCCTCTATTTGCGCTCTGTTAAGTTCATTAATTACCTTATCATTATTGAACGCATCTAATTTTTTCTTTTGCTCAGCATTTAATTGCTCAGTTACTTTTTTAGTAAAATCTTCGAGGTCTTTTATTGCTTTAGCATTAAATTTCTCTCGCTCCTTTTGTCTATCTTCTAAAATCTTTTTTTCCTTTTCTTTTTGTTTTTCTCGGATAGTTACTTCGCCCTCAACCAATCCATTTATACGACCTTGGTTTTTTTCTGTTTGAACGCCTGCCGCTTGTTGTATTTCAAAACGCTTCTGTTGAGCGTCTGCCAATCTTTGCTCGGCTTTGTCTCTGTCTTGACCATTGTTAATCGCTTTAGATAATGCGTCAGCCGCAATAGCAACGTTTCTGTTTGCCAATTGTTCGTCCTTTTTTAATTGTGCCTCTTCTAATCTGTTTGCCTCTTGTAAAAATGCAATTCGTTCTTTTTCTGTCTTAGTCCTATCTTTACTTTGTGCAATTAAGATAGCCACATCCCTATTTGTTTGGGCGATAGATGCTTGGTTTGCACGCTCTGCGTCTTCTAATTCGTCCAATGCTTGCACCAAATCATAACCTTGCTCGGCCGCTTCGCCTATCTTAGAACCCAAACCGCCAAATGCATCTGAAAAGGAACTAAACAAGCCCCCGCCAGAACTTACCAAATCAAAAAAGTTTTTAACCGATGACGCAATAGTTGTAATTGTCGCACTTAATCCCTCAAAAACTCCGCTTATTGCGTTTGTTACTGGTTCTAATTTTAAGAATGATTGAATCAATGGCGTAACTGCCATCAAAATTAAGCTAAATGGGTTTCCTGCGGCTAATGCTTTAAATCCATTGCCCACTCCAGTTAATCCATTTTGCAATGCAGGGAATTGACCAATCAATCCTTTGAATGAATCTGAATAGTTACCGACATTTCTGCGGTTGTCTCCGATTGCAGATTCCTGCGCTTTTAAAGTGTCTGTTAAACTCTTTAGCCTATCGGTTTGCTCTTTGGTTGGCTTTGCAAGTCTAATGTATTCCGCATTCAATTCCTTTAGCAACTCACGATTTTGTTTTATTGAGTTGTTATTAAAATTGGTTGTGTCTGTGTTTGCTTTCTCGGCATTCGATAGTTCGCCAATCGATTTCTCGTTTAACTTGTATTGACCCTCTAATGCTTTTAACTGGGCGTTATTATCCCTAAAAGCCTTTTGATTCTCTTTAGTTGAAACGTCTAACTTCGATTGCTCCTCACGCAAGTCAGAAATTCTTTTTTTAATTTCCTCTTGGTTTTTCTGGAGTTCGCCGAATTGAATATCGACATTATATACTATTGACTTCTCGTCTGCCATTTCTTTTATTTAAAAATGGCGGCCAGTTGCCCGACCGCCGTTAAAATTACTCTGCCTTTTCGGCTTGTGTTGTTTCGGTTGAAATTAAAATTGCTTTTAATTCTAACAACGATTTTTGAATAACTGCGCTTTCGTCTAAAGTGAATGCACCTTTTTGGTTTGCAATGTTTAGTCCTTGACTAACAATGTCATATATTTCCTCTTTGTTCATGATTCAAATTTAGTAAATTTTTTACAATTTACTCCAAACTTCGTTTGCTTGTTTTAAATAATCTGAATCTAAAATTTCACTCGCCATCGGGTCGTTTACTTCTAAAACGCATCTCCAAAAAGTTGAGGAAATTACCTCATCATTTTCAATTGTTTCAGTTGTTTGACGAATTGAAATTGTGCCGTTTTCGTTTACATTAAATGCGCTAATGTATGTTATTTCTTCTATCATTTTTTTATTTATTTAATTATACAAAGTATGTTAAAGAGAATATAATAGCACTATTATTTGCAAAATTAGTATTTGTAATCGCTGTTAATGCACCTAATGTAGTAACTTGATTTAAGTAAATATTAGTTGAATTTATTCTTCCATATGAATTATATGTACCTAAAAAAGTTATATTGAAAAAAGCTACACTACCAGCAGAATAATTTGCACTACTATTTGAAATTGTAAAAGGTAATCCAGTTATTTCAGCTATACCAACTGATGTACCTTTATTAGATAATTCTAAATATCCTGTAACTGTTACTTGTTTACCAATTTTAACATAATTACCCGTATTTGATGTATAAGTAATTCCCGTTGTACCACCGCCAAAAGCAACTCCCATTGTCCAAGTTCCCTCTTCGTAATCATCTAAATTATTAGCTGATGCACTTGCTACTTGTGTTGCAGGAAATTGAATACCACTTGTTGTTGCAGTTGCACCGCCAATACCTAAACCACTTGAAAATGTTGCCGAACCATTTGCATTAGAAAAATTTAAAACTACTGCTGATAATGCGCTATTGAAAATTTGCATTTCAGTATTTGAACCACTTGCAGAACTTCCAATATACCAATTGCTTGTACCAGCAGTTTGAAAAGTTATACCATTATTATATCCTTGAAAATCTCTATTATTAACAATACCATATTTGAATCTTGCAGATGTTGCACCAACTGAACCACTACTTACATCTAATTTAAAAGAAGGATTTGTTTCTCCTATACCTACATTACCAGTACTTCTTTTAATAAATAAAGGTGAATCAATATAAGTTCCCGCATCGTTATATCTTCTTATCGCCAAATCCGCACCCGCATTTGCGCCACTTTCAGTTCCATCAACACGAAATGCCCATCTCGGCAAATTCGCACTTCTGAATGAAAAGATTTTTGCAATCGAAGCATTTGCAGACATGATAAAACGATTAACCGCAGTTGTCGTTTCAGTTCCTTGATTTGTGCCGTCATCAAAAAACTTACTATCGCCAATCGTTGACGATGCCGTAAACTTTGGCAGTGTATTGATTGTTCCGCTTCCCTCAACGCCACTCGCATTGCCTAAATTTGCAATGTCCTGCGTTGTAATTCTTTTAGTTGTGCCAGTCTGAACGATAGGCACTAACTCAGTTCCATTTAGAGCGCTGCCCGCAGGCAGTCCGCTTATTTTTTTCTTTGCCATTTTTTTTTAAATTATTATGTCGTTATTATTTTCAGTTATTATATCTTCTAAAATTTCTGTGTTCAAATATGTGTAATCTGTCTCTGGTTCTATTGCTCCAAATGTGTCAATCGTCCTCTCTAAGACCCCAACGTTAATTAATTCAACCTTTGTTAACCCTAAAGAGTTTGGATTGTAGTCAATTATTCTGTTGAGTCTAAAAATCGCACTAAAATACGAAATATACCAGAGTTCTGCAAAATCTAATTCTGTAATGTCTTTACTACTCAATTTAAAATAGGCAGTAACTTGCGCAGAGACCGAAAGTGAGTCAATTGCTGACTTGTAATAAGTGTCAATTAAATTTTTCGGCATGTTTAAAACATCATTTGGCGTGTTAAATGCCAAATTTAATTCAAATGCGTCAATGCCGTCCTCGTTATATCTTTTTTTCTGGAAATAGCACAATGGTAAATCTGAAACATTGCCAACGCCCTCAACGTTTAAAACAGAATATAAGCCGTCGGATAAAATGTCAATGCTTGTTAGACCGCCATTTATTAAAATTCTCGGCTCATGCTGAGTGTTTAAAATTGTTGGCTCTGCAATGTCAAGCATTGTCGGCAAATAAATATAGTCTGGGTCATTGCCGTTCCATGACTTTTCAATGATAGTCGGAGAGAATCCAACCTCGCCAATTAATGTTGCCTCGCCTTGTTGTGTTAAATAATATTGGCCGTCCCCATATTTGTATGGTTGGTCGGTTGTTTGTTTTAAATCATATCTGGTTAACCAATAGTCTTTTTCGTCATGCTTATATCTAAAATCATATTTGCGAGAGAAATTGGTCGGTTGGTAATTGATTGTTGCATTTGGTGTCAAACTTAATTTTTGGCTAAAGTCTTTTTGACCGCCATTTTGATAAAACGAATCATAAGTGCTTATTTCAACTTGCCCTTTATTATCGTCAACAATAATAACCCAGTTAAACATTTTATAGCACCACTGAAACAAATCCGATTGCTTTATGTTTGGTAAATTTGGTGACATTTGGACAATTTCCCCTTGTGCAATATTTAACTTAACGTCTTTTGGATAAATG